TTTGCCATGCTGTAACTTTAGAACATGATTCCTTAATAGCTATAAATCCATTATAAATAGGCTTCAATGTATTACTTGTCGATGCCATAGCCATTTCAGTAACAGCTTTACCAGTATCTCTACTTGGCGTAGATGTAGATGATGTTATCCCATCTATACCTGATATAACATCAAGTTGGCGATACAAGAACTCTATGCCCGATATACCGTCCGCGATGGCCGTGCCTAAGCCCCCTCTTAATTCTTCAATTGGTTTACCTACCCTATGAGAACCTTGTGCCCCAGGCATAGTTTTAACATCAAGTTGATAAACAATATTACCTGTATTAGTATATAGCCTAATAGAATCTTTTGGCTTTAATTTCTTTTTACCATAAGATATATTCTTTATAGATCCCCACTCAACAGCTAAACCCGGAGGTGCTGCCTTGGCAATAGCATTCTGTGTTTTGATAAATGTAAGATAAATCTGATCCTCAATAGGAATCATACTTTCGATTTTAGGCTTACCTTTAATCTTATATAATCTTATTGGAAATTCAACATCGTTATTACCAAAGTTAAAAGGAGTGTTTGTTACTATACCGTAATCAAATATATCCTCGGACCCCAGAACCCATTTAGCATTATATAACCTTCTGATGTTAACTTTATCAAGTTGCCTTCCATTTCTTTTCTTTGGAGGTTTACCGTTAGCCCTGTAAGGTTCATCAAATGCTACTGGTCCATTTTTAGTTTTTCTTTCCGAGGAATATTCTGCATCTATAGCTTTCCAAAATGAATGTAGTATTGGGATATGATAATCATCATAATTATACTGTCCATTCTCATGAGCGGTATCTAGTACTTTAGGATTACCGAACTCACCTTTATACTTATCAGCGATTGACATTATTCTATCTTCTTTCCATCCCGTTTCAGCCCTAAGCTTGTTGATGGTATAATATTCAATATAGCCTCCCCATGACGAGTCAGAGAAGTTAGCCTTTTTACTATCTTCAAGAACTATGTCAAGAGTATCTTTATGTGCCGCTACTAATTTACCATTAGTTATGTCCTGTGATGTTACCACGCATGAATAACCATCTACTAAGAAATCAGAAACTACATCGTCTTTTAAATCTTTATCGAAGTCACTAATGTCAAATGTGTGACTAATAGCTTTCTCCATCGCTATCTCATAAGGCAGTTTAAATGCTCCTATGTTATCAAATAACTCCAATTCCTCAATTGACTTAGGCATTACTTTCTGCTCTTGAGAGTCCGGAAGTTGGAATATACTATTAAACCTTAGTATTAATGGTTGTAATTGTGCTGTTATTAATGAACCGAATTTAAGCTCTTCTCTGGTAGCCCCACTATTCTCATCTACAGCATTAACTGTAATGTCATGGTGTTGGGTTCTCATTATGCCTATAATGTTCTCTACGTATTTTGGTAGAGGTGAAAAAATATCATCGAAATTGATATTCTCCATTCCTAAATCTTCTATACTCAAGTCATTATTACCACCATCAACATCAGAACCAGCTACAGGTATCTGTGGTGTATCAGATGTTTTACCTAAAATCCAATCTTTATATTGTTGAGTATCTTGTCTCCCCTCAGCATAACTTCTGTTACGTACAAACCTCTCTGCCATATCAGATTTGATAGCAGAATTGTCTGTAAGATATTGAGAATAAATATACTTAGAGTAATCCAAACAGTAGGATGGATCATTAGACTTCTTACTAGGATCTATATCATCATTAGGCCTTAAAAAAGCCCCGTTCATAGAAATATTTGTTGGTAAGCCCATAGTCTTTAATAGTATTGATGCAAAGATAACGTAAATAATATGCAAAATAAAAGAAAAAAGCCAACATAAAACTGGCTTTTTATTAATGTGTCATTTTAAAACCCCTGTTATTATAGATATTTAGTTAAAAAAATCACTTATATCACTAGTATCATCTTGCAATATCCCTTCAAATAGAGATGCATATGATGTTTCAGCTCCAATATAAGAAGCCCCAACCGCTACAAACAAGTCATAATCAGTTAGTGCTTCTACCCCTTTTATACTCTTGGCCTGTTCTAATACTTCAATATGCCTTTCTAAATCTACAAAGTTTTCAATATAATCCTGATGTAACTGCATTATCTTTTGAGGGAATGCCCCTTTATTATAAAATCCCGGAGTTTTTTTCCATACTCCAGATAAATCTCTTGAATATTTAAGGTATCCATCATAGTCTCTTCTGACAAAATAATTCCACACCAAAGGTATATTAATTTCAGGAAACATCATCGCTCCATAATAAACACACATCATTAACATATCCTCAGCATAGCTATCAGGATCAAACGGTCTGTTTGAATATGTACACACAGTACGATACGTTTTCCATTCATGAATTGGCTTCCCTGGTGGGTCCACGGTCTCATCCCTTTCCATAAATACCGAACCTCCTCCGTTAGAAAGTCTCTTACCTTCAGTTTTTCTAAATAAGAATGGATCCGCACCAGCCGTAAATATATACGGCTTTAATGGACGGAATACTTTTTTATCCTTTCCATCAACATCCTGTATTATCTCTGATATTCTCTGGTTACTCTCATTATCACTTAGTTGCATAGATATTATCCACCTACCATTTACCGGGTCATCATGCCATATTACGCGAGTATCAGGCTCTCCGTTCTCCCATTGGAAATTACCCCTTTTAGTAATAGTCTTGTCAAACATCAGTTCTTTCATACGTTTAACAATCTTCTTCATATTAAGTCCTGAACCTGAGCCAGCGGTTATAAAACATTGTGAGAATGATGTAGGATGCAAACGAACCTCTTCTTCATATTCTTTGATTGACTCTTCATCCTCCCTTAGTAATATCTCTTCAATAACCTCATTCAAATATCTTTTAGCTCCAATAAGTTTACTGTTACTGTCTCTAATTGGCAATGCCCAGTTATGTTTTTCATTTTCATTAGGGTCTTCTATTATAGATTCTCCGAACATATCTATAAATCCCTCAAGACCATCATGAGCTGGTATAAACATATTAAACAGTCCTGATTGAGTTTGCCCAATCTTATTCCTTTTTTCATAATGGGAATGTGAGCATAGTCTATAGAATGCTTTTCCACCAGCCTCCGACATCTCACCAACTGTTGATGTATTTATAGCTAATCCATGAATAAACACTCCATTACCCTGCGCAAGACATTTTTTCTGAACATCCCACCTAGCATTAACATCCTCTAGTAAAGTTTTTCCTACCTCATCATTATGTAGTACCTTTAATTTATCGCCATCATACCATGACCTATTTGCGCTATTTGCCCATGTTATCTCCGATTCAAGTCCCGTGGCTATATTAACAATGGAACCTTTACCTCCTATTTTCTTAGATGGCATATCAAATTCAAGCTTTGTTTTTGGGTCTGTAGATCCAGCGTAGCTAGGTGAGAAAAAGAATGGTAGTTTCCTCCATGGCTTCACTACCGCTTTAGAGAATGCTTTACCGGCTGAGTCGCCATCCATGGATTGTATTCCTCCGTGGGAGTTCTCTAATAATGATAAAACTGCTAATAGTATTTCATCAGCTCTATATGTAGCTCCCTCTCTTCTATGCTTTGGGTAGTTTATACCATAACAAATCCTTCTTTTAAGATCAAGATAAAAATCTCCCTTTTGCGCTGCTACTAAATCAGGGTCTTTATCTTTAAGAAACCTAAGTAAATCCCGTTCCGAGTGAAAAAATGACAATACCGTTTTGGTATCTCTATCGATAGCTCGGTAAATATAATAAGCTTCGGTAGTGGTATATGCATATCTTACAAAGTGATAAAACTTTCTATCTCTACTACGATAATCAGGTAATCCAATATCAATCCTCCAGTATGATAAAAATAAGTAATGCCACCCATCTATATATGTTGGCTTCCCATTTATATAGCACCAGTATCCATGTATCCTGCGATCCCACTCTCTTTTAATAAATGCTATCTCCTGACTATAATTATCTTGATAGTGAGTTAACTTAGTCCATACCTCATCGATACTTTCGCAAGAGTCTTCTAATTCCTTTAATCTAATAGGATATTCAGGAACCTTAAAAAACTGTTGTCTGTTAACTAAACCATATCCATCTATAGTTTTTAATTCTGGAGGGTCTGGTAGTTTTATTTTTATTGTATGCAGTACATCATCCTCTTCATTAAACAGGATGAATGTATCATGAATCTTATACTTGCTTACTATATCCTTTAGTGACTTAGCCATCTATTTATCATAAAGTTTAAAAGTATCGATATTAGTATAAGTATGAACTAGTTTTTTCATATCAGCCCCTGCTTTTTCTACCATTTTAATCCTATCATCCAATGTCATATCATCCTCCTGCATCACTGTCCACATCTCTGACATTAGTACTGTATTAAATATCATTAGTGATGAGCGGAGTGCGCTTTTTGGGAATACATCCACAAATTGAGCCTGTACAGCTCTTTCTAGCATAGTATCTTCTATTGACTCTAATATATCCGCCATTTTTTTCTCATAAGTTTCTGCGCTCATTATTTTATTTTTTCGTAAATAGCCTTAGTTATTTCAATATCGTACATTGCATTATGGAGTTTACTTTCATCTAATGGAATGTTTAGATGTTTAGCTACGGTCATAAGTTTAAAGTTAGGCATTGTATGTCTTTGCATCATTAACTTTTGTGATGCTAACACAAACACATCTATTGGACTAGACCAGAACCAGCTACCGAAATAATCATCTCTACATTGCACAAAAAATGCTCTTAAGAAGTTATTATCGAATGCTGCATTATTATATCCCACCAAAAAGAACTTCTGTGTTTTGTTATACTTATCGACATATCTACCAAGTATAGCGGTAATCTCCCTATAGACCTTAATCATTTCTGGATATTGTAATATATCCTCTTTTTTTACCCCAGCTACATCAAGTGCTGCCTGTTCAATGATGGCCTTAGGATTTGGCCTCACTTTAAAATCAAACTTTTCTTTTATTTCACCATCTACCTCTACCATTCCAGATAGTTGATGGATTCCATTCTTCCAAAAATGAACTCCTGTAGTCTCTAAATCAAAATAAAACAACAATGCCATAATTTATATCCTTTTATATGTATGAAGTGTGCCGCTAGGACAAACCTATTTATTAACCCTCTCATAATACCTAGAAACATTATCCCACCCTTTAAGCTCTTTAGCATAGTACTCAGGAGAAAGATCAACCTTCTTACTTTCAGAAAACTCTGATAAACTCCTAGATAAAAAGTAATCAACATTCTTAGCTAAAAAATCATCCTTTAATGAATTAATAGTCAAACGTAAAGTAGAAATATTTGCAATAAGAGATTTCTTGTTCTCACTACCCTCTTTCTCACTATCACTATCAAATGTAATTAACCGCTCTAACTCCCTAAGTAAAGAATCCTCATAAGTAATAAGAACAGTATAGTCAGTATCCCCTAATAGCATACAGTAACGTATAACCATATGATTGATAACAGGATTTAAACTCCTTATCATCTTATCAACAAGTATACCAAAAGTCCCATTGTCGTTAACGGGAAACCCAGCCATGTTTGCCGCCTCTACCCTGCGCTCCATAATGTCCGTGATGGCGATAAGTGGAGAGTTACGGTCAAATGCATATATAATATACCTCAAAACATATTCCCTCTTTATCTGAGAGGGTAACTTAACCCTGAACTCCTTGTACTTAGACAAAATAGGAAATACCTTCATTAAATCACTGCCTATCTTGTGATCATAAGGGTTGATTAGTAATTGCTCGAAATCTTGTGCTACATATTCCATTATAGTTTAAATATTATTTCACCATCATCATAATCCTCTTCGTAAACCTCATTATCATTAATCTCCTCCAATTTAGGAAGATTAACTAAAATACTGTTAGATATCCCCCTAGTTATAAAGAAACTCTTGTACTTAATAGGCATCTCAATAGACTTAACTAACTTGCTGCGTATGTGGTCGTAAGAACCCATACTAGCTCCATTACCATGAAAAGTCCTTAAAAAAAACTTTAATGTAGTGAAAATGCCAACTATATCCTTATTTAAGTCCTGAATGATAATCATTATTTCAATGCCCCATTTACTATGTATCGCTTCATATTAAAGGAAACCTTAGCAAAACACCACCTGCGCTGTACTACAACATAATCACCAAATTCATCATTACTATTGTCATCTTTAAAATCTAAAGTCTTGTGTAAGTTGTTCTCTATCCGCTGATTAGCATGTTGCTTGATCAATACTATGTCACCAGCAATAATGTCCCCAATGTCCTTGTACTTCTTTTCTACGAAGTCCTGTGCCGGTTTGCCTACATGTGTTACCTGTACCCATCTGGCTGATTTCTTAGAGGCGATTATAAGTGTGGTGTCTGTCTTTAAATGAATAGCCTTGCCTACTAAGTAACCGTTTATTGGAGTTAATGTGCCTAAATTAGTCTCCGTAGGTACCTTGAAGTAAATATCAGCGTAACGTACTATAATATAAATGTCGCCATCGTGGGAAAACCATGTGGGGTCTGGATATGAAGCCGCTTGGTCATATTCCCCCGCTAACGCCATCATTACAGCGAAATACTCTATGTAAACCTTGTCTCCTTTACTTAACTCCATGTCAGTCTTCCATTCCATCGAATTCCCCGGATCACTCTTGTTGAAGTACAGATGCTCAGGGACGGATTGTACCGTGCCAATTACCTGTGTGTGTGCAGCTGGAGTATATTTAGTCTCTAAATAGAGCTTAGTGCCGTCTTTAAATGATAGTGTGTCATTGAGGTGGTTTAGCTTTATTACTACCCTGTTTATGCCTGCTTTGACTTTATTGATGTCTTTTACAACTAGTCCTTTTGGTATTTCATTCATGTGGCAAATATAACATTTTATTCATAACTACTGTATTTATAGCCCTAAATACGGCAATTATTTTTTGTAGCATATTTTTAGGTATGTTCAAACCATAAACTAGTTATGTGATTAAAAACTGCTTATTTGCGGATGCCTATACCTCTTAAAAGATGATATGTGTGTGTCCTTAATTGCACTTAATAATATATAACGGGGGGCGGACATAAAATAAAAAACGCAAATTTGCGGCCCCCATACCCTGTTTTTGGCTTGAAATCAAAAATAATCACAAACATAAAAAGCATTTATTTTACACCTTATTATAAAAAGGAAGGAAGATGTGATATAAAAAACAAATTAGTTATACTATAACTAATTTAATACTCTACAACGTGCGTAATTACTCTCTCTTATGCAGGGGGACAAACAAATGTAGAGTATAATGGAGAGTTCAACTACATTACAATCGCATACACACACCAGCTGCAAACACATGGTCAGTACAGCTAAGGTATATTAAACCATGAACAGGCTGTATGTACGTGAGTGCCTGTATTTTGCATCTTAATTACATTAACAGTTATGTATAATAATGGTCTATAACAATCGTAGTTTTGTACTTAATTAATCATGTATAAGAAATGAAAGATCTTTTATTAGCATATGGCATAACACCAGTCGGGAAATCTATTCACGATCTTACCCGAACTGAGCATATATTAATACTATTATTATATGCTCAGTTAAAATATAAACAATACGCCAATAGTTCTGACATATATAGATTAATGGAGCCCGTAAGGGTAAAAGGATCATTAACATATTATATCCATCTGTTGCATAAGAAAGAATACACAATTAAACATAGTGTAAACAAGTACACACTAACCGAAAAAGGAAAAGCAGCCGTACATCAAATTAATGAGAACCTGCAAGAATACAAACGACATTTGGATAAAACATACCCAAAACAGCCCCAAACAGACAAAAAATAAGTATGTAGAGGCAATTGTAGAGCTACAACTCACATTTTAACTTACTACTGATACACAGTCACTTAGTCAAAATTCCCCCGTACATATATAAACCAAATTTAAACGCCAATTAGTTTTATTAAGAATTCTTCAAAAACAGCCCAAAAAGCCAATAAACCGCACCACCAGGAAACAAACCACTTGTAGCACGAAAGCCAACCACCCCACCAGCCACCCCACCACAGACCCTCAGCAACCACGCGCAACACAACAACCCCCAACAACCCCACCCACACCCCCCAAACCCTCCATTCCCCCATATGCCACCATTCTTTTACTTTTCACATTCCTTCTATTCATTACATTACTTATAGTTGTTATACCTTTATCTTATTTAGATCTTATTGCTTTTAAGGTTTGTCCTAGCGGCACACGTCAATTATTCACAGTAATTTTACTATTTATGTTTTTAGTGATGACTGTAAACACCTGTTAATACTATAATCTTAAAAATAAATAGAAAATAAATAGTATTTTGCTTGACAAATGAATTATTATAACTATCTTTGTGCTTTAATTACAAATATTAAAACATAAATGATGACAACTCTAACAAAAATGCAAACGCTTAAGATGCTGCAAGATGATAATGTTAAAAGTACAAACATCAGAACCTTTTTGAGCAAAAATAAAAAGTTTAACTTCCCACCGGCCACCAAAATGTTGATTTGGTTAAAAGTTATTGAAATAAAAAGAGACAAGGTATTTTGGAAAGAAGAGAATAAAAGGATAGCCAAAGGGTTTGGGTTATCAGTAACTGAATATAAAATGCTAAAAACTAAAGCATTTTCAGTACTAGAGGCCTTTAATACAGGCCACTCTATGGGATGTCATAAGTTTGTCCACATAAATAATACAGTTTTTGCACGTAAAAACGAGACCTTTGAATATTCAATTTCATCAAAACATAGAGCTAATCACGGGAATGTTAATATTCATTTAAACAAAACTGAATTGCGAAATATTGAGTTAATCCATAATATTTGGACAATCAAGGGCAAAAACCATACTGCAAAATGGCTGGAGTCAACCGGAAACAAAGGCAGCTACCAGGTTAACCTTGTCAAAGGTTTTATTTTTGGCAAATCACACGGTGACACATTACTTGAGGCAAAAGCAACTTTTAAGAAGTCATTAATGTTACAGCAACGAGAAAATTTAGGTAATGACAAATTTATAGGGCTTGAACACATAAAAGGTATCGGAGCCTGTAATGCTGGAATAAAAGCATTTATACAAAAGCATAATTTAAACATTGATATGGGTTATAACTTAGGTTATCTTAAAAGCCTTGAACATAGTTCTTTTTTAAATAGACTATAATTTCCTTTATACAAATAATATTAATTAAAATAATTAGGGTTAGCCTAGCGGCATTCCATCCGACAGAGCAGCCCATAAATTTAAAGATATGAAATTAACACTACCAATTAATACTAGAAATTATGACATTAATAGTCTGTATATCCAGTATTTTATCAACAACCACCGAGCAACGTTAATAAAAGAAGGTAAAATGTGTAAAGGTGAAACCGACCACGTTAAAAGACTGGAGATAGACCAGTTAAATAGTAATTGCTTGAGTATAGCAGCCACATTGATAAATTAAAAAAGATGAGCTCATTAATTAACTTGTGTATGATCCCGTTTGTATTTATTAATATAATACTAATTCTAGGAACCTTTGTTGGTAAAACAATTGGTTTTAGGAGGTCCAGCAGAGTAATTTTACCAGTTGAAATAATAATAATCATCATTTATATAATACTACAATGAAAGAATATACAACCACCATTCCCATTATAAGCTTGAAAAAAGAACAAAGTAATTTTAAAAAAGTTAAAATTACATCTTCACAGGATAGCAGAGATTATATTAGACAATTTTATAATGATGACATTGGAATATATGAAAGCTTTTTTTTACTTTTATTAAATAGAGCAAATAATACAACAGGATATGTGAAGATCAGCCAGGGTGGAACAACCGGTACCGTTGTAGATATTTCAATTATCTGTAAGTACGTGATCAGTTCTTTAGCTCAACGCATTGTAGTCTCCCATAACCACCCAAGCGGCAATATTACACCAAGTGAGCAAGATATACAGCTAACTAAAAAAATTTACTCAGCTCTTCAGCTTTTTAATATACCCTTATTAGATCATATTATACTTTCAGGAGAAAATGATAATTACTTTTCTTTTGCTGATGAAGGCCTTTTGTAGGTTTGTCCTAGCGGCACACGTCAATTATTCAATTAAACTTTAAAACACTATTTTTATGAAACATTTACGAGATTATTCCCAAGAGAAACAAACGCAATTATTTAAGCAAACAAATACATTTTTTGCTTTTAGTAAAAAACAATTTGAAGAAGGTAAAAAGGAAAGTATTACATACGTTTCTTTAGGTGCCGGTATGTTATGCGATAAAACACAAGTTAAAACCCTTACGGATGGACTCCACGCCATTAACGAGGAAGCGATAAAGCAGGACATAAAAGAAAACGGTATCAAAAATATCATTTGGCGAGAGTTCGCAAACTATGAATGCCAATTAGGTATGGACTATACAGATGCCAGTAATGCGCTTGCAGATTACCCAATAACAGATGAGCAAATCAACGAGCAATGGAAGCCTTTTTTTGATAATTGCGTAAAAAATGATTATTTCTAATAAAAACCCGTATTTGTAACAAGTTGATTTATAACAATTTAGTCAGCTTGTTACAGTACATAAACACAAAGAAACCATGAGTAAAATAAAAACAGAAAAGCAGTTTTTAAAGCAGGTTAAACAGATGTTGAGCCAAAATGACTTTTACACTGACATAGACAGACTTATTATTAAAGCATATAGAAGCAGTGCCCTAAATACAGAGGATCTTAATACAGAGGATTTTACAACCGCGGGAATTGTAGCCGCGGCAGTATTAAACGCATTAATTCCAAGGTTCCAGCCATGGAGTAAAGAGGCGGCAAGAGAAGTTGAAAACTTAAATTTATTTATCTAAAAATCATCATCATGAACACACAACAAAAAAAATCAACAAACATGAGTTACGCTCAAAAAAAACGCATTGCAGACCGTTATTTATTTAATTCATTCGGATTATGTTGGGATGACCTCGGAGACATTAACAGCCTACATGATACAGAGACAGAGCAGGACATAATCGAATTTTGTGACGAAAGGATCCAGGATGTTTAAAAAACAAGTACTAATATATTCAGACACAATCAGACAAAACCCTGAAAACTATTTAATCGTAAAACGCGAGCACGGGCATTTGATAGCAAGTATATTGAACATGGTAATACACTAGTGAATATTTGTAATAAATAGGTTTGCCCTTGCGGTACACTTCGCCCTGCAACCCTTCGGAGTTGTGGGGTTTTAGGGTGCCGTAAGGCAAGTAACAAAAATAAATATTATGCAACAACAATCAGTAATACAATGGGATTTAGCCACGCACGAGGCAGCCCAACGCAGAACCAGGGGACAACAAAAACGAGTCGATAAAATGACAGAGTTTTTAAACTCTAAATGTGATTTGTTTAGCTCCCAAGATTTCTATTATTATGCAGGTGAAACAGGACAGCCAATTGAAAGTATAATGAAAGCCGCCAAGTTTAATACTAATATCGATACTCTACTGAAAAACGCTTCAATAGATAATGATTATGAATTAATAAATTTACTTATAACTAACTTAATATAAAACATCATGAAAACATTAATTATTATTTGCGGAATATTAATTGCAGGAATATCCATAACATTATGGCTATTCAAATGCCTCCAGGAAGCCCCTGAGGCGATTGAAGACGAAAAAGGGAACATAACAGGATACAAGCCTTTAAAACCTCCCTTAAGCGATTACAGCGTTAGATTACATAGCTTACAAACCGACCTTAATCTGTATTATATTAAATTAACAGAATTATATACTTTTTTTAACTTTGTTAACGGAAGTACTGATTCTAATCTTGATCTTGACTCTAAGGAAATCGAAAAAGTTATAAATCAGGCACACATAACACTCGAAGCTCGTGATAATATGAGTGGAGATGTTTACGATATTATAGTTTTAGGTGTATCATCAAAAAATATTATCGCGGTAGACAACAGAGACCATAATACTATTATGTGGGTTCCATTCTCTAAGTTAACCACAATTGAAGATCAAATACTTTTAGTAAATGAAATGCACAATTTAATATAAAAAGCCATGGACGAAACAAAAACTATTGAAGAGCTAGAAGCTGAAATCGCAGCACTTAAAAGAAAATTAAAATTTTCTGTCATCTGGGATGTAGAACATTTTAGATACGCGGCACTAGAAGACCACCACAGTATATATAATTATGATAAGTTTAAAGGTGCTCTTATTATAATGCTTAGAGAGCATGATCGTAGTAATGGGATTACATGGGATACTGTTAGGTTATATCTTAAACGTTATTGTGTTTATAAATAGGTTTGTCCTAGCGGCACATTTCGCCCTGCATCATTGGTTTGATGTGGGGTTTTTGGGTGCAATAATGTTAAACTTAAAACTAAAATTATGAGTTATCTAGTATTACCAAAAAAAGTATTTAACAGCCCATTAATTGAATTTGCAAACTTCAAAGATGGTAGCCATGTTAATTTAATTAGACTACATACACCATATGCAAATGGTAACTCTTATGCAGTCCATGAGACAACTAAAAGCCCTTTTTGCTCAAATGGGTTATTCAAAACTTATGAGAAAGCAAAGATTAAATTTGATTTAATGGTGCTAAACGCAAGTTATGTATCTATGTTAATCATTAAAAATGTAACCAGTAATTAAAACAAATACCATGAAAGGATATTCAAGTTCAGACAGTTACCAAATAGATAATGAAAAACAAAATTCAGTTTTTTATAGTCAAAATACAGAGAGAAATCTAACTGCAAAAGCAATGTATTACAATCGTATAATAAAAACCGAAAGGGTAGTAGTTATAAGCGGGACCAGGGAGAAACCAACGGCCGGTACTCTTATTAAAGTTACTCTAGTGAACACACCTCAAAAAAAATAACTATGCAACACCTAATTCAGAATTTAGATACAATCGCTAAATTAACGGCGCAGAAGATGATAATTGAAATAGAGCCCCTGATAAACGCGGCATTTTTAATTATAACAGATGATGTTAATGATAATGACACCGAAATATTGGAGCCATATGTTAACCTGATGTTTGATATTAGAGACTCGCACCTAAAAGATTTAAGCTTGCAAATTACAATCGATGGTGATGATTGGATTACTATTAACACACGGAAGCTTAGAGATATGGTTGATGAATTTTTAAAAGCTTTAAGAAAGCAGACCAGAGAAATTAAACTAACTGAAGAGGGGTTAAATAATACACTATGAGAACATTAAAATTATCACATGATGAAATTGATTTAATTACAGCCTCATTAAATCACATATACGCTAACAAGCAAAAATTATTAGGCACTGAGAGTCTAATACTATCAGGCAGCGAAAAGAGTGCTACAAGCATAATGGCTACCAAAATAATGAATTTAGCGCACGAGATAGAAGAAGGGGCAAAAGATGTATGATTAAAAAAAGTTTTTTATCTCGGCTGGTAGGTTATGTTATAGCTCTTCTTATTATTTGCGCTATTGTAGGCATACTTATACTTATTCAAGTATCTAATATATAATCTCTATTAATTAATGTTATTAAAGCCTCTATGTTCATAGGGGCTTTTTTGGTTTGTCCTTGCGGCACACTTCAATTATACTGTTCTTTATATTCCTTTTTGAGCCTGATTACCGCATCAAAAAACCGTTTGAAATTAGCCGATGAATATTGAATCTCATAACGTCCCCTCTGTTCTGTGGTGCCATTATCCGTCAAATGATGCTCTTCAGCGGTCATTAACATTATATTTTCTGGATTGAGTCTGTAATGTGGGTATTTATTTAAACCCTTAGCCAGTATATGTGCAAAGCAACTCGGTGAATATTGAACAGCCTTACCTGATATAGTACTTACATGAGGTGAATTTTCCCATATGTGAGCAAACATATCCTTCTCATTCAAAAATCCCCATTTTGTGCTGTATGGGAATGATGTTGAAAAGCGTTTTTTAGCCATGTTCCTAGTCTCCTTTTTTATTTCTCCACCTCTCTGGTTATCTAAACGTATCCGGTTATGATCATTACATAATTTATGACGTTTATTAACTATTAATCTCTTTTCAGTAGACCCTTCTTTTGCGCACCCTGAACATATTCCGTATTCTAATTGCATAATAAAACTCTTAAAAAAGGGCTGCCGAACCTCCTTAAGTGGCAACCCTTACAACAACTGTTTACAAAAATTTATTATTATGAATAAAGTATTACCATGCAAATATACATTATTTTCCCATGTAAATACATTAAAAAACCCTTAAAAACAAATTAATATTTTTAAGGGTCAAATAAACAAATGCCAAGCGTTAAAAGGATATGTCAAATATAAAGTATAAATATTGTAACCATCTAATTATTAGATGATGTAAATATAGGGAATTTTAAAAACCCCCCAGGCTCCACACTTGAGGGGTCAAACACACATCAAAAGAACACGAAATCCACATCCGCATTTTGACTTCAAATATAACCTCGTCACTCTTCAGTAATTATAACTAATGGATTGGCTACATTAACTTGTCCCATCCTTTTACCAACTTCATCCCTTGCTACATACACCAGTATTTTTACGCTGTCTGGTAATATAATTGATTCTACCTCTATTGTGGCTACATCTTTTTGCCCTACCATCCATGATTGGTAAGCATAATTTGATATTACTGATACTCTTGTTATCATTTGTTATTCTGTTAAATTACACATCAATTTGTACATTCCTCCCTCTTCTGAATTTACCCAATTATTTTTTACATTTTTCTCATACATATCAGTTAAAGTATCCCAATTATCAACTAAATTACTCCATTCTTTCGATAGTGGTTTTAATTTATCTAATTGAGACTTCCACTCAGGAATGAACTCTAACATTTTATAGCATCTACTAAAATCGTCTGGATCATAAGGGTAATTAATATCATAATACTTATTACCTATTAAACAATTCCACATAGTTTTACTACTCATCCCTGTTGATGCGTTACCTATCCACCATAACGCTCTTTCCCTTACTGTTTTTGTCATTATTTTATAACCTTTAAGTAAACTCCTGGGTTTAGTTTATCCACATAATGAGCCAAATTTGGCGGCATAGGTGGCACTGCATACATATACCTAGTACTATCATCAGGTATCCATTTAGCATCTGTCATACAATCACATACTTGCTGGGAGAGGTTGTTAAAATCCCATATCCCCCGTGTTCTGCGGACAAATATCATTTCCACGAACAAAGGGAACCCTTGCCCTTCATACATCTTTAAAAAATCCTCTGTTAATGATCGGTAAATTGGACTTTTAGTCTTTTGGTAACCTTTAGCATTATCACTTTTAGCTACAAATGGAATAACATACTTCCATACACCTTTCATTAATACTTTCCATTTAGACCTTTGTGCGTACTTAACTCTGATCTGTGTACTGTTCTTGGAACTAAATACTTCCCCTGCAATAAATAAGTAATCATCCTCATTAAACATTCTGTCCATGGGAACCGAGTTTTCTGACAATGGTTCGGGCATGGTATCATCCTTCATTATAAGCCTGCCTTTTTTACCAGCTACTAAACTCCCTGATTTTACCAACCTTCTGTACTCCTCTAATGTCATTGAATTAATTCTCACTGCTATAATCTTAAGTATCGTTCAGCCTCAATAAAGTTTAATTCCCAGTTATTGAATAGTGCTGCCACTAATTCTTTTTTACTTTGTTGAAAACTCATCTTTTCTATCTTAGGTTCTGTCTTAATGTAGGTGTTTTCCCTTAGTATCTTACTTGCTCCTTTTTTAATGTATGTCATAAGATTTGGTTTGTCCTTGCGGCACACTTCAATTAACCTCTTTAACTGTCTCAATCTTCTTTGGTGGCTCAGGGGTAACTAATCCCATTGTTACCTTAACCTTTGCAAATTCCATCTTCAGGTAAGTAGTGATTAACTGTTCGTTGCCGGTATTAACATCTTTGGGAGCAATCTCTACCTCTAGGAACTCAATTACCTTTAAAGCTTCGCCTTTTTCCATTTGCTCCTTAGTGTACAGCTTCTTATCAAGGTCTATCTCCTCAGCTTGTAAACGTTTTGCTCCTACCCTTAACTCAATCTCATCAAGGTTAATCTTTACCGCTCTGCGCTTGTAAGATTCTTCTCTTTTGGATAGGTCGTTTAATGCCTTAGTTAGTGGTCTACTCCAGCTTAATACTTTTTGTTTGCCAATAGTGTTTTCAGAAAGTAATGATGCCACCTGATCTTCATTCATCCCTGCGAAATTTAAAATCTCGGTAATTGTCCTTTTAACTTTTAACTCTTTTGTTTTTGACATTTTTAAATTGTTTTAAATTCTTTTTTAATTGTAATTGGTATTCTCTACGAGCTTCTTTTAGCTCCGGTGTTTTTGAAATACTATCATATGTGAATTTCATATCAATAGCCGTTGGTTCCTACTTACTGTTTATGTATGCTATGTATTGAGAAAATTTACTCAT